TCACGATCTACGAAGGTGAACTCGATGCCCTTGCAGGCTACCAACTCACAGGAAGCCAGTGGCCTAGTGTCTCTATACGGAACGGTGCACAAGCAGCTCTGAAGGACTGCAAGGCTCAGTATGAGTGGCTGAACACCTTTGAGAACATTGTGATCTGCTTCGATGCTGATGAGCCGGGTAAGAAAGCCTCTAAAGAGGTGGCTGAACTGTTCGGACAGAAGGCTAAGATTGTTAAGCATTTGAGTGGCTACAAAGACGCTTGTGATTATCTCATTGCAGGGGCTACTAAAGAGTTCGTGAATGAGTGGTGGAGAGCTGAGACTTACATACCTGATGGGATTATCAATGCTGCATCGCTGTGGGAGGAAGTGATTAAACCTGAGGCTAAGGCTGAGGCGATGTATCCTTGGAAGGGCTTGAATAAGCTTCTCTATGGTCTACGACCTTCGGAGTTAGTCACAGTCACAGCAGGTTCAGGCCTCGGTAAGAGTCAGTTCCTACGTGAGATATTGTTTAATATACTGAACACTACGAAGTGGAACATTGGAGGGTTATTCCTCGAAGAGTCAACTCGTAAGACAGCTAGAAGTATCATGTCTTTGCACGCTAACAAACTGTTGCACTTACCTGATACACCAACAACAGAACAGGAGCTTAAAGATGCTTTCGATGCAACTCTTGGTAGTAATCGTATCTATCTTTTTGATCACTTCGGTAGCAGTGATGTGGACAACATTAGCAACAGAATCAGATATATGGCTAAAGCTTGCGATTGTAGGGTTATATTCCTTGATCACATCAGTATTGTTGTATCTGGTCAAGACCTTGGAGATGAGCGTAAGGCTATTGACAATATGATGACGAAGCTTCGTACATTGGTTCAAGAGCTAGAGATTACATTGATCTGTGTAAGCCACCTTCGTAGACCTCAAGGTAATGCAGGACACGAGGATGGACAAGCTGTATCGTTGTCTCAGCTGCGAGGCTCAGGCTCAATTGCTCAGTTGTCAGATGCTGTGATTACATTGGAGCGTAATAGTATGGCTGAGGATGAGAATGAACGTCACATGACTAAGATAGCTGTAGCTAAGAATCGTTACAATGGCTATACAGGCCCAGCTTGTGTGTTGAAGTATGACATGGAAACTGGACGCATGATGGAGATGCAGGAGGAAGTCCTATGAGTGCATGGCTAATTGCTGTAGTAGGGATTGTCTACACTGTGGTAGCTGTGGACTTACTTGTTAAAGGTAACATGGGCTTAGGTATTGCCTTCGTAGGCTATGCTTTAGGTAATGTAGGATTATTTTTAGAGGCTTCAAAATGAGTAATATTAAATCTGTACCTAAGTGGATGCAACGTATGCTTGACATGGGTGTTCATCCTGATGTTATCGCACAGAGAGCTGAAGCTAGACGAGCTAAGGATCGTCAATGGGCTTTGATTAATAAGGACAAGAAAGCTGCACATAAACGAGCTTACAGGGCTAAGAAGAAAACTGCACAGATTATGGAAACTAAAGTAATTATCAAGAGTACCTATCGTCCCAACTGGAAGGAAGCTCCTGTGTATAGTTGTCCTGAATTAACCTATAGAGGTAAGGTATGAAAACAACTGAAGACAAGCTCATCGCACTGGGCATTGTGATCGTGGGGCCATTCGTTGTCAGCGCATCGCTCGAGTTCCTGCCTACGTGGTTGTCGATGCCCATCTCACTGCTAACAGCCATCTTCTGGCTTGGCACGATGGGACAGATCGGTGAATACAAACGGAGCAAAGACAATGACTAAAGACGAAGCATTGAGTTTGGAACAAACGTTACGCCTTGCGTTGGAGGCGTTGGAAACTTGTAACTGGTTTGATGACGGGGAATATGGTCATGCTGAATATGACCATGTATCAACAAATAAAGCCATCACCGCCATTAAAGCCGCACTATTGTCACGAAGTGATGGAGAAGCGCAGACACGGAGTGTCGTAAAGGATGAGCCTGTGGCGCATTCAGTAGTTGCGGGAGCGTTATTTGACTTTATGGGTTGGTTAACTTCGCGTGAGAAACGGCTAATTTTGTCTAGTGTTGATGAGGCAAGCCCAGCGGTGGAAGCCATCACAGAGTTTGCCAAGAAGCGAAATTTAAGTCTTAAATATGCAGAAGTGGGCTATTGGATGGAGTTTCTTTCCACCCCACCACAACAAGAAGCAAAGGATGAGCCTGTGGCGTGGGATGGCTACAACCTTGACGATATGTGTGAAGCGTTCAATCGAGTAATTGAAGAACACTTTCATAGAAAACATCCATTTCACGACCCTGTGAACAATGACGCAATGACTGCGCTTCGTACTTTGCGTGGGTTTATTCCATACATGAAGCGTCACACCACCCCACCACAGCAAGAAGCGAAGGATGAGCCTGTTGGTGATAACAAAGTAAAACAGCTTGTCAATCAATGCACTCACCGTGATATTGATGGCAATTGGTATGTTGATGGAGTTCAGCTTGTACATGCAACTTGCGATGCAATCATTAAAGGAACAATATGAGTAAACCTTGTGAATATTGTGGGCACGATTTGCCATTTGGTGTTGATAAGAAGACACGGCAAACACGCTCACGCCATTTTGATTCTTGTGAAGTAAGGTTGTCTGAGAAGTTGCAGGAATCCGAAAAAGAAATAAAAGATGAACCGCCACAATTCCCAACGATGTTACGAAAGATGTGGTCAGGTAGAGAAGTTCAAGACTGGATAAATGAGCATTGGGTTACCCCACCACAGCGCAAGCCGCTGACGGATGAGGAGATAGGCGCAATCCTTGAAGGTGTTAACGCCTATGGTACACGGCTATATACATTTGCCCGAGCCATCGAAGCCGCACACGGCATAACAGGAGAAAACACATGATTGACGCTTTGAATAACGCTTTCATGCTGTTGATGTTTGCCTTTTGGATATGGGCAATATTTCGATAAGGAGAAGAACAGTTATGATTGACATGGACAAGATAGCTGGTAGAATGCTCGACTTGGAAAGTAAGTACTATGAGTTGCAAGACAAGTATCAATTACTTATCCATCACTATGAAGATCTAAAGGCAGAGTATGAAGCGTATCGTTCTAGACATCGAGACAACATTAGATCACAACACGATCTGGATGGTAGTAACTAAGGACATTGACACTGGAGAAGTTAACGTATGGAAAGCAGCAAACAACCTCGTGGAGTATTTAAAGGACACTACATTGATAGTAGCCCACAACGGAATAAGCTTCGATTTCCCGATACTCAATCGGCTCTGGACTACGAAGATTCGCTTGAGCCAAGTGTACGATACGTTGATAGCCTCAAGGTTGTTAAATCCCTCAATAGAGAACGGACACAGCTTAGACGCTTGGGGCGACAGGATGGGGAAGATTAAGAAAGTTGACTACAAAAGGATATGGCAATGGTTAATGAACAAACAAGAGGAGTACAAAGGTGAGTGCTTCAATGTTCCTCACATGGCTCTTCTTGAGTATTATTGCATTAGGGACGTTGAGGTCACTTGTGATCTTTACAAGCATCTTACTAATGAATTCACTAAGAAAGACTTTTCACAAGAAAGCCTTGATCTTGAACATAAGGTAGCAGCTATCATTGCAGAACAAGAACGTAATGGATTCAAACTGGACTTACCCTATGCAACTTGTTTACTTGCTGACATCAAAGGAAAGATGGCTGGAATATATGAGCAGATGCAAGAAAGGTGGCCTCCAGTCATCACTCCAAGATTCCACAAGACCTCAGGAAAGCCTATCAAAGATTCCGTTGATACTTTCAATCCCGGAAGTAGACAACAAATTGGACAGAAGCTAATTGAGCTAGGATGGAAGCCAACTAAATTGACCCCAACGGGACAACCTATAGTGGATGAGGACACTTTAAAGGACATTGTGTTCCCAGAGGGTCAAATTATTGCTGAGTATTTGATGCTACAGAAACGTGTAGCTCAGATTGAAAGCTGGTTAGAAGCTGTTGGTAAGGACGGTAGAGTTCACGGTAAGGTGATCACGAATGGAGCTGTTACAGGTAGGATGACACACAGTAGTCCTAACATGGCACAGATTCCCAATGCAGGTAGCATCTATGGTA